GTAAGACGATCGTTGGATTGGTCCCTCGGTGTAAAAGCCGAGGCAAAACTAGCGGGAATGGTCCTCCGGATCATCCCGTTGGTCTTTGGTGCCCTAACAGTTGGCCGAATTAAAGTTGCGTGGGGCTTTGCCCGTTTCGCAGCAAAAATGTACAAGAAAGCCGGACCCCGAGGGTTGGCTGTCTATCTCAAAGTCTGCTACTTGCTTACCCAGCAAATAGCAGGAGGGATGAGAGCAGCTTCCCCTTGGGATCTTGGCTGTAATGTTTCTCGTACCCGACGTGGGGTTCCACGGATCATAAACTCCTCTCAACGAAAGTTAATTCTTTCGGGTGATGTAGACGTTATTAGATTCTGGCTTACTTGTTTCGGTTTATACCGAGTAATACCATTTCAAGGAAAGCTAAAATTGAACACGATCACTGACCCTGGGAAAGATCTCCGATCTTTCCTTGTGAAGTGGAGAGTATGGGTCCCCACGTTCCTGGGTCTGGCAGCTAAGGTAACGAAGTTATCTTGGAAGCTAGAACTTGGGCGGGACCTACGAGTGCTAAAACTTCCAGTGATTCTGAAGTCAGCTCCTAACTCAGGGGGTCACTCTTCGTTGATCGGTCTACCTTTGGACGCCTTGGCGTTCTGGGTAGACGGACCGATGAGAGTGATTCTCCTGCGTTGGTTGAAGGCGACGGATTCACTGTCGTTTCACTCGTCGATCGAATCAATCTTTACCGTGATGAACGGTATTGCTGAGGTTTGGTTGAGACGGAACCCAAATAAGAGGCGTCTCTCTCCGATCGCTTTCCTCTTGACGAGCCCCGCTCAACAAGATCGAAATCGATTTGTAAGAGATACCTGGGGGAAACCCCTTTATTTTGGCCGTTTAGGTTTCAAACAGGAACCAGGAAAGATACGAGTCTTTGCTATGGTTAATCTGATTACTCAGACGCTCATGCGACCGTTACATGAGTGGATATTCGCTAGATTGCGACGTATTCCAACCGATGGGACTTTTAATCAGACTGCTCCGGTGGAGCGACTGATCAAGAGTTTCAAAGGGAACGAATTTGTTGCGTCTTACGACTTATCTGCGGCGACAGATCGGTTACCTGTAGTGATACAGATAATGATCTTGGAGCCGTTGTTGGGTAAATGGATGGCGCGAGCATGGGCCTACCTATTGGTGGGGAGACCATATGGGTTACCTAAAGTTTCAAAAAGTTGGAACTTGGGTTTCTCATCGGTTTCTTACACAGTAGGGCAACCTATGGGCGCGTTGTCAAGTTGGGCGATGCTTGCCTTGACTCACCATGCCATTGTACAGTACGCAGCGAGACTCGCATACCCTACCAATAGAAATTGGTTTATGGGATATGCTCTCCTCGGAGACGATATTGTCATCACTGACAAAGCCGTCGCTGAGAAGTACCTCGTCCTTATGGACGCACTCGGAGTTGGAATCGGACTCGCCAAGTCCCTTCTTTCGAAGAGTGGGAGTCTAGAGTTCGCTAAGCGAACCTGGATTCGAGGACGGTCAGCAACGCCCTTCTCCTTAGCTGAACTGTCAGTCGCGGTAGCTTCGCTAGCCGCGCTTGAAGAGCTTTGGAGGAAGGCGGCGCTATTCGGAGAGATCCGGGTAGCGGCCGTAGCGCGCTTCTTGGGTTTCGGTTATAAAAACTTAGGCCAACTACCAGTTGGTCTGCGTTTAAATAATCGTCTCAGTAGACTACTGGCGTACTTACACCGCCCAGGCGGACTATTCCCAATGTCTTTTGAGACATGGGTGTTGTCCGATGGCCCTGGGAGGGTAAGAGGCCTCGACTTTTATCAAGGACGAGCGGTTGCTCGTTCATTAGTCGGGACCCTCGCTGCTCTTCTTAAGAAGACGCTGGATAAGATTGAGAGGGAGATCAACAAGACCTTTAACCTTCAGTACACTCAACTGACTTTCGTAAAGAAGGTCAGAGGAGAGCTGGGGGGGCGAGTTCGAGAAGATCGAAGACAAGGGATCAAACGATCCCGCGTCTGGGGTCCATCCTTTTTCGATGATATCCTTAAGTGGCCATTCTTTGGTCACCAATGGGATAGATTCTTTAAAGAATGGGTTCTCACACCTTATCTGGCGCCTATCTCTCGGAGATACAGCGAACTAAGGATCCGTCTACGGGGATTCAACCCTGAATCAATCTCTG